TTACCTAGACGGTACAGAACCTAACCCAGTCTTCTGCTGGGGGCCGTTCACTGTGGCCAGCTTTTCCGGATTAACCTATCCGGAGGAGTTGTCCCTTTTTGGCGATTCTCGATTGAGGTGAATAGCCTCAGTCGCGGATCTTAAGCCTGGTATCCCTAGGATAAGTGACTCATCGTGAGTACACAGAGACGTGATGTCAGAGTACACCCCCAGACGCATGAAGAATTTACCTGAAAGGTAAATCTCCTTGGCAGTCGGTTTCAGTGGATTCACTGGAACGACCGCTGGTGCTACCCCAAGCACCATGTCTGGTGATACCAGAAGCTCGGCCTCTGCCTGGCACACTGTGTTCCACAACTCGTCAAGAGTTGCTTCACACGTATGTTCAAGCAGATCCGCGGGCATAGGTCTTAATCGTGAACAGACCTGTATCGTCTTCAATGGACGACGATATTTCTCTTCCCACTCTGTATAACAAGTTACCTTGTTTTTAAGAGTTGGAAAGCAGGTCAGAAGCTTGCTCAGATATTTTAGATCTGGAGACAAACTTGTCCAGATTAAGGTCGACAGACCTGCTGGTGACGAGCACCCTTTCCATGAGGAAAGGAGTGGTTTCAGCTCAAGATACTTCCTGTAGACGATATCAGCTCGATAGCTGATAGCCTCACAGGCTATATCCCTTGCTGCCTCGTTAATCCTATCATTTCCAAGACTAAGTGAAGTCTTAAAATCAGTCCGAAATAGACTCATCGTAGGCATTAACGCCTTGATCGAGTCTACAATCGTGACCCTTGGCATACCCTCAAGCCCAAACCGTAAAGGTAAGAGCTCAAGAGTACCCAAGGTCTGAATTAAGACCACCTTAGCAGCTATATCTAACTTCCCTAACTTTCTTGCATCCACTATCTGTTTATAGACAGTAGGACACACGACAAGCTTCAGGTAAGAAGAGAACCAGCCGGGTTTGCTGAAATCTACTAGCCCCCGTCTGACCAACCTTAATGCCATTTCAACGCGCTTACAAGGATTGTAAGCCGAGAGCTCCTCACGCAATGAAATTGGTGAGAAGTTCCTCATATACTGGAGTATCTGAGACGCAAAGTCAAAGAACCCATTAGATGATTGAAGGGATTTTGGAAGGGAGATTGGGATTTGTAACATTTCGCAAACCGCAAGGTAGGATTGGGCGACCTTACTATCCCCGATTACGATGTCGTCACCGAGTATCCTGTATCCCCAAAAGGGGTACATTTGTACTTTGGCGGCAGCGTACTGGAGCACCGAATGGTGCACAATGGCCATCGAAGCCCAAGAGGACAAAGCCCCCATGGGTTGCCCTCGACGGTAACGGGTCACTCCAGACTTCAGAACCGCATTCGAGACGGGGTCTCGATATGTGTATCTGAACCATCGGTCAGTTAATAAGGCCATCCATGACGAAGCTCTCTCCTGAGACCAGAAAGCTCCAAGCACTATGGTGTATAGTTCTTGAGGAATCATTTCCGTTGCGGATTTGAGATCGAAAGAATATACATTCTTTCCAACCTCTTTCGCAAAAGAACGGAGACTACCCTCTTGTGAGAAGGTAGCATCCGTCGGAAGTGACGCCAAAAGAGAAAATAGCCATTCGTGAATGGGCTTTAAGGTCTGCTGGCTCCACCAATCTACGATAGCAATTACCCTAACTTTTCCGGCTGGCTCCTGTAAAAAAGCCAGTTTGGTTAAGAGAGGGCGACTGCTTTCTTCACTAAAATCTGACATCCACGACCAGGTCGCAGATGTTTTGATTGAAGTGTCGGTCGTAAAAGGTGCGGACGATTCTGTATCGTAGAAGCCAGGCAGCTTATCTCCCATGGGTAACGAAGCGAACAACTCGGAATGCCAGTCGTATACGCCTTTAGAGACTCTTAACTTAGACTGGGCGCGAGGAGCAGTGGGCTTTTCGCCTTTTGCCTCTCGTTCCATATCTAAATATAGAGCCATAAAGTCATATTCGCCGGCAGCCTTGTTGTAACCCGTTTGGTCAGTAATCTGGGTCTTCATCTCTGGTATCATCTT